TTTGGATAATATGTAGCATCATGCACCACTGATAATCCACTATAACATTTTAGGTTGATTTCAGAGCAGTAATCCCCTCTAATTGAATCAAAAGTTAGTGATAAACCTGCAAATTTAAACTCCTCTGTGTAGTCCACTATCACTTGTGGCTTATTCTGAAACTCACAATTCTCATCACTCATATATCCAGATACATATGCTTGATACCTTCCATATGATTCTGTAGCCAGTTCATGTGCACTATCCAATATGAATTGATTGTGCTCAAGCGTATCGTAATATAAATCCACATTTGTGTCATGTTTTATTCCAGTCACATCAGAGAAAGCGACACTTGATGTATCGCTCAATGACATGTCTGAGATTGCGTCTGGGTCAGTTATACCAAACTTAACTCTCATATGGCTTGGGTTCCTAACCTTGTTATTTATTTGCTCTTTATATTCCGTAGAAACATTATACATAATTAGTACCCCATATCGATTATGTTGCAAGTACAATTGACATATTCTAACACTTCTCCAGTCTCGGAGTCAATTTTGTGCACTTGTTCAGTTGCATCTCCCCAGTAAACTTTGATTGTCTCAAAGCTACCACTTAAATTATTCCAGAAATACAGCTCTCCCTCAAACTTCTCTATCTCAACTAAAATGGTTCTCCATACGTCCGCAGTAAGATGGGACCACTTAATCTTATCTAATTTCAAAATACGTCTGTTAATCTTTTGTGCTATTACCTTGCCATTAGCATTCCTAGCACTGTCAACAAACTGTGTTCTCTTAACCTGTAATCCTGTCGCAGGGACAGGGAGGTTAATACCATTAATTTTAATAAAACTTGCCATACTTACCTCCCTATCTTGCGAATGCCCCTAAGTTGAAGTTCACACCTCTGTTACGAGCTACCTTTTCTTGATTCTTGTAAATGACTTCACCATCAAGTTCAATTACAAGTGGTTGTTGATTTCCATCTTGATTTCCTAGTACAGATGCCACCGCATTAGCCACACCTTGTGAAACTGAATCAACGATTTGTTCATTATTGATTACGCCAGTTTGATTTCCAAATGAGCCAACAAGCTCTGGACCCGCTTCATTTGCAATGAACATTTGCCCAGTGCCTACTATACCACCACTAGCCAACTGAGGTAACTTATCTATTGAGATTTTACTAACAGTACTTATTCCCAGATTAATGGAATCTATACCAATGGCATCTGCTACGTCATTTATTGCATCGAACGCTTTATTAACAAACTTTATGAATGCGTTTAATCCATCTATCACCGAGTTTATTCCTGTCTCAAACACGCTAATTATGAAGTTCCATACTCCTACGAATACACCTGCTATCGCATCCATTGCACTCTTAATTCCGCCTTTAATGAAGTTGAGTGCAGTTATAATTCCTTCACCGACGTTTTCAAATATAGTTGCTACAATATCTATCATAGATGTGAAGCCAAGTATCATACCATCAACTAGCCAATCTACTAGCATTTTAACTCGTCCAATAAATCCTGCTACTGCGTCCGATATGGTTGAGAATATCCCTACAACTGCATTCACCATTCCATTGAAAGCACCTACTATGATGGCAACTACTACAGCTGTAAATGTTTTTATTGTGGTCCAAGCAGTTTCCCAGTTCAATACAAGGGCTACTATTATAGCAATTAAGGCGGCAACACCTGCGACAATCAATGCTACTGGAGCGCTTACTGCACTGGCTACTACTGCGAATCCTGCCATAACGAGTTTAACAATACCTACAACTGCACTCAGTGCACCGAATATAACTTTTACAACACCTACTACTGTTCCTAATACAGCAAGTACTGCACTGACAACTTTAGCACCTGCTACGACTACTCCAAATGCAATAGCTAACTTACTTAATACGTCTACTAATCCAGTCCAGAAAGGGTCTCCCTGTTCAAGTTGAATATTTACATGAGATAAAATAGATGACAGTTCAGTTAAGAACTTTATCAATGCTTTTCCACTCCACCTACCCATAGGTTCTAATACATCATTCCAGAAAGCTTCCATAGTAGGCTTTGCAGTTTCAATTACTGTTCCAAGTAGTTCAAATGAGATGCCTAGTGCATCTATAATTGCAGGTAACAATGATGCCCCTGCCCATTCTCCCATAGGAACTAATATGTCGTTGAATAATGATAGTAGATTAGTATATACAACACTTCCCAATGATGTCAATCCATCAATCAATGGTTGCATAATTGTAACCAACTCTTGGAAGGCACCACCCAGTGCACCACTTATCTTTTCATATATTTCATCTGACTTCAATGCTACTTGGTCCATCATATTATCATATGTACCAAAATCAAAGTCATTGGGGTCTCCTGCACTAACACCAGTTCCATCTGAACCACTTGCTGAAGACAAGGTGTTTAATTCATCAAATCCACCTCGTAGATTCTGTAACGCTTTGCCAACACCATCTACCGCTTCCTCTGCATCATTGGCACTATCACCAAGATTGCCCATAGCATCACCAAACTTTGGTGGTTCAAATCCAACTAATCTTGCGATTACATTAGTTAAATCTGTTAGAACCTGCATAAGAGCATTTAGATATGGTAATGTGGCACTTAGTATAGGTATGAATATTGTACCTACTGACCTAGCCAGTGTTGTAAATCTCTCTTTTAGTATCCTAAGTTGGTTAGCAGGTGTCTCTATCGTCTTGGCGAAATCACCATGAGCAAGGTTCGATTTCTTAATCATTACGGAATATCTAAGAGCCATTTTCTCACCCTGTGACATATTACGAACTGATTTCTCAATACCTTGATTCATTGCTTCTTGCTTTAATGATGCTTCTGTAACATCAAGACCATATTTATAAACTGTCTCTGACTGACCAACCAAACCAGAACGTAAATCCTGCATAACTTGATTGATTGGAACATTCGTTAATGATGATAAATCCAAACCAAGTTTGTATACATTCTCACCAAGTACTCTAGCATTTTCAGTACCAACACCCATTGAGCGTGATAATAATGCAAACGTACCTACCGCACCTTGGATGTTAGTATTATCTAAACCACTAATCTTTGACAATTCAACAGTGAACTTACTAGCTTCTTCAGTAGCATCACCAAGTGATACAGAGAATAAGTTAGTTACCTCAATCATGTCAAGTGCCGAATTAGTAGCTCCAGATATTCCCCTTGCCAATAAGTACATTGAACCTGCACCAATTAACTTGTTCAATCCACCCAATGATTTACCGACACTTAAAAATGACTTATTCATTCTATTTGCGTCTTTAGTAATATTAGTGAATCTCATGTCGAGCTTCTTGATTCCCTTTTGCAATGTACCGAATCCAGTAGTAAGTTGTTTAGAGTTTCTTGATAGATTTGTTAAGGAGCTACCTAGTTTCTGTACTCCAGACAGACCACTGGTTTTGACACCAAGATTTAGGTTTATTTTATTTTCTGCCACTATACTACTCCTTTTTATTGTGTAAATCTACTGTTCATTAGTTCCATTTGATTCATAAATCTGGCTTTAATATCTTCCATAGGCATTTCGTCACTTTTCTTAGCCTTCAATTTCTTTACACCAAATGGCTCCTTTGGATACTTATCTTTTGCATCCAATGAACTTGTAATTGCTTTCTTAACATACACACCAATCTCCCAAGCGATATAACTATCACGTTCTCTGGATAAATCAAATGCCTTAATGAAAGGTGATAATGATTTAGGATTTAACGTCCAAAATAAATCGTAATCAACCCCAATCATCAAGGCATGTGGTAGTAAATTGTCCAGTATGGATTGGTAATGCGATGTTGCTTTATCATTTACCTCAACGTGGGACGCAATTACTTCGCTTTCTTTTCCCTCGTGAGACCTTTGAAAAACTCAGATGCTTCTAATAGAGTAATTAACCCTTCTACTAAAGTGAATAACTCACCTTCTATAGCAAGTTCCGCTAGGTAATCCGCCACTTGGTCCTCAGTGTAAATAACTTTTCTATCGTGGTTTAATGCCCCGATTAACATGGTCTCTGCAATCCCAAATATTTTGAAAGGTGTTTTTTCTAAATTAGCCAACTCTGATATATCAAAATCTTCCATATATTTGAAAGAGTTAAATGAATACTCAAGCTCTGCGTTTTTTCCTAATAAATTGATAGTCATCTTCTACATCTCCTTTTCTTATTATGATTTCTCGATAGCTGTACTTGCCGAACAAGTAATTTGCATTTTTCTCGCTTCATCAACTCCACCACCTGTAACGAATACTTTAATTTGACCTGTCCAAGTGAAGATTCCATCTGCACCTGCATTACCGAACTCTAATTTAAAGTTTTGGTCGCCAGTCAAACCAACAATCGTATCGAAGATAGTTTTGTCATAATTACATTCAAACACTAAGTCTGGAATTTCCTGTAAACCTAAAATTGATGTCTTGTATACTGTTTGTGATAAATCAGTAGTATCAATTTTAGCAGGTGTCGAACCTAAGTCTGGATAGTTTTTAATTGGAACAAGCTCCTCCCATGTAGAACCACCAGTATCATAGTACAATTTAGTATTAGCTGTTGAAATAGCCATTTGTTACCTCCTATAAATAACTTTATTTGCATCCACAATACATGAGTATCTCATCACATATCGGTAGATGTTCCTATCCATGAAATTTGGCAGTTGCTCTGAGAAATCTCTATCACAATTATAGAATCCAGATAGAATCTCATCCACTTCACCGCGAATCTTCATAGCATCAGTTCTTTTTCTTTTTCCAACAGTGTATATCTCAACTTGGAAACTCTGTTGGTTATGTCTCTCACCAGCACTATCTCTAGTATCTGGATTAACATTATTAGTTAGTTCATAAAACACAACTCGTGGGAATGATTCGACTTCTTCATCGTAATCAGTTACCACAGTAACACTTGTAAGGTCAGTGTCAAGTTTTGTGAACATTTCATTTACAATATTTACAATCATTATAACACCCTCTTCAAATGTTTGTTTACTGTTTTAGTTACAATTCGTCTTGCGTACAAGTAAGAGTTGTATATAAATGGTCTCGATTCCATACCACTTGTCTTAGCGTACCATCGACCATCTTTTCCTTCTGCGGGTTCTATACCATGTGCTTTTGCGTATCCATAATCAATCTCATACCACCAAGTACCTTTGCTACTTTGTGGACCACTAGCATATGCAAATGGCTTTCCAAGAAAGGATGGATTATTATGCGGTGCACCTGCCCCCTTGACTCCTGTACCAAATTCCACATATACTGCATGGTCAGAATCAACTCTAATTGATATTCCATCTCCCCATACATCTATGAAGATTGATGATGCTAGTGAACTATCACCAAGTCCATAATTCATTAACTCAGTTAGCATTCTAGCCTTAACTCTCTCTGCAATTTCATGTAGTGCATTGTCAAGTGCTACGTCAATTAAATGTGGCATCATGTCATAGTAGTCAGTTAATTTGTCCAGTGCTTTGAAGTCCAGTAAATTAACATCGAAGGTCGTATTAATAGCCATGCTACACTCTCGATTCTAGTAAGTATGTGTACGAATTAAGTGATGGTAATATGTTCTTAACAAGCATATCATATGTTGTGTCGAAATCACCAACAGGCTCGGTCTTGAAAAGTAAATCGTTCTTAGATAAAGCCACCTCAGTAGAGGTAGCAGTATAATCAATTTCTAAGAATTTACCGCCACTATCCTTTAGTACAACCCCATTTACTGGATATAATGTTAACAATATTTGATGAGGTCCATCATATGTATAATCTTTCTCACCAGTTTTGTTTCCATCATCATCTAAGATGTCTGTATATCCATTAGGTCTAACGTACCACAATTGTGTTTGGTTAATACTTAAACTTCTCATTACGTCACCACCCTAACCTCAGAGTATGGTGTTCGCACAAATGGTGTGATTTGGGAAATAAGTGAAGGTGAAATGTCACCACTCTCATATGCTCTACTTATAGAGTTTTCACTATGACCAGTTTGTCCCTCGGCACCCCTCTTATTAAAAATTTCTATTGCAATCTTAATTTGAATATTAGTGTACTTTGATTCCACAGTATTCGTATTCCTAATGTCGCAAATTACATCGCTTGCACAGTCGAGACAGAATTGCAATATAGCATCAGAAGCACTTGGATTACCCAATAGTTCTTTTAGTAATTCTAATTGCGTCATTCATTACCTCGTTTCTATAGGGGAAGTTTATTCCTCAGTCTCAGTAACCTCTTTAACTGTTTCAGTTACTTCTTCAACTACATCTTCTTTCTTTGATTTCTTTGGAAACTTATATCCATCATGGAACTTAGCTCTAACTTCTGCACCAGAAAGTGCCTTGTAGTCTTTAAGTTTTACATTGACAGTTTTTCCGAAAGGTGTAATTAAACCAAGGGAGCTAACATTAACTCCCTTGAATTTTTCACCATCTCGGACATAAAGTTTACCATCTTGATAAATAAACATTTAGTCCTCCTTTATATTAGCCATTCGTTAATAATCTTGACATGAATACTGACTTAGCTGGCATCTTTCTTTCGTAAGAAGCCGAAGCAGTCAATACTGCGTCTGGAACCGCAACATCAGTAGCTACATCACCTTTGAAACTGAATCCATAAGGCACCATTGCTTCTCTGACTCTAGTGTAAATCATATCTACACCACCCGCAGTCTTTGCATCTCTCTCCAACTCAGATGGAACATCTACTGGAGCTTTTGCGTATCTCATACATCCGTTACCTAAGACGTAAGTTGTGTATTCCTTCTCACCAGAAGCCGAAGCAGAATCTGCTACAGGAACATTATCATTTACGATAACTGTTTTACCATTGATAGTACCAATCTGTAAGTTTGTAGTGATACCTGCCTTATCAGTGTACTTTGAATACTCAAGTAACTGTAAGTTGGCTAATCTGTTAGCTACAACAGAATGCATGATTGCTAAAGTGTAGTCAGTCGCATTATCACCATTGGCTTTAACGCAAGTATCTTCGATACTAGTAGCACCGATTAAGTTTGTGTCTGTAACAGAAGCACCATCAGTTGCGATATCTGTCTTGTGTAAATCCCAATCTGCGTCACCAGTAATAGCGAATAATCCCTCTAAAATTGCGATTAATCTTACTTGACGCTTCTTTTGCCACCACTTAGCAACTCCTGCAACGATTTGTCCCATTGGGTCCGCACCAGAGTTGAAATCTTTGATGAATGATACTGCTTTCCAAGCTTTCATTCTACCATACACACAACCAGAGTAGCTTCCACCAGTTAATTCAGTGTATGTGAAGTCTGTTTTACCATTATAATCTTGCTCATCTCCACCTAATTCATTATAGAAGGGGGTAGTGAAGAAGTTTGAACCATTACTGATTAACTTTGCAATTTCTCCATCGGCTACTACTGCACCACTTTCAAGTAATGTTGTTAAAATTAGGTCGGGAGTTGTGTCCCACTTGTAGTTGAATACTTCCTCGTCAAACGGAAAGTTTAAATGTAATCCTGCCATTATGTTTCTCCTTTTTTAGTCTACTTAATCATTTGTTTGTAAACTTCTGGTTTCTCAGACTTTAATTTCATCATTTCTGCATAACCAAGTTTAGCAAACTTTTCCTTTGTCATATCTCCCGCATGTTGGTCGTTTCCGCCTTCAGCAGGTGGTACTTTAGATAATTGAGCTTTAATATCTGCTTCGATTTGAGTCTTAGCCGATGTATAAACTGCAATTAAATTATCTACATTAGAATCTGTAATTGTTGCATCTGCATTAACAAGATTTCCAATTAGACTTCCATAGTAGCTTTCTGGAATACTCGCACCATTTAATTTTGACTTTGCAGTCAACATGTTATCTCTAACATTGGCATCATGTTCCCTAGCTTCCAAAGCTTTAAGTTTCTCTGCTA